GCACCATCACCACCGCCACCACCAATATCTGGATCACTAATATAAAACTTAGTTGATGAAGCATCAAAGGGAGTTTTAATTTTGAAATCAGAATCAACTATCTGTCCACCAGGTAAAATTAATCTTCCTCTGTTGTCTTTTACTTCAATTGTTTCATGGTGATGTGTTGCATTTAAATTTGTCAATCCATACTTTTCTTCAGAGTAACGATATAAGTCATAGTTACTCAATGGCCATTCGTCTTTAATATTTGTAATTCCAGAAGTTAATACAACAACCCAATCAAATTCAGAAGAACCATACATAATCTCTGCAAGATTGTCTGGTCTTTGTCCATCAAGAATAGTGTAATCATTGAAGAAGTTTACACTATCTTCAATCCAATCTTGAATTTTTACTTTACGAAAAAGATTCTTTACCGCTACATATTCTCTTGATGAGGTCTTATGTAAAAGGTTTGATTGATAAAGTATATTTGGTAGTTCTCTAAAGTAACTCATTAGAATCCTACTCCTCCTTGTGTTCTGTTATAGTGCTCTGGAGAGACGCCTGGACCAAGATTTTTTTCATCATAATCTTCAGCGTAGATTGGATTCATCTCCTTAAATGTCAATTGCATTCTGATATGAACAGGAGTTCCATCGGGATATGTGGCATATGTTCCAGATGCAGTATAGTTGATACTAATATCTGATAATGCACAGAGTTTGAACTTATTCAGGAAAGGATGTTCTCTATTTCCAGAGATATATTGTAATTGGAACATCTTTGGAGATCCAATGAAAAGAGGACCACCACTTCCTTGCCTTCTTGGTGCGGCAGATTGCTTTAATGCTCTAATAATATTCATCACCTGTTCTGCTTCATCTGGACCTCTTGGAGTAAAATCAAAGATAAAGGGAAACGTCCTTAATTTTACTCCACTAAAGAGAAGTTCAAGATTTGATTGAAGAATTTGTCCAGTTGCTCTAGAAAGAATAGAATCGGCAGAAACATTAGCACCTAAAGTATTCAGTGCTTTTCCAGCAAAAACACTACGTAGAGCATTTCTTGTTCCTGCCGTTACTCCAGTACCTCCAAATTGATCATCAAAAATTGCATCAACAATTTTCTCTCGGGATGGCATCTCTATTTTATCATTACTACCAAAGGTTAATGCTTCCCCAGCAAGATTCAATCCAGCAGCTTCAAAAGGATTGAGTGAACTTTCGGCATAAGCAACTGATATATTATCAGAAACTTGTTGTGGTATGGGTAGAATGATATCTATTGAACCACTTTTGCGAACCTTCTCAATTGCAGCTTGTTGAGATGCATCACCACCAATACTACCATCTGGTTTTATATCATTCCAAACATCATTTATTGCTGGTATTTTTGCAACATCTGTAAGGTTTATTGAATCTTTAAGTTGATAGTTTAATCCCCCTTTATCATTTGTGCCATTGGGTTCAAAAAATTTACCTTTTAATCCAAAGATATCATTTTGTCTGAGTTGCTCAAAAATTTGAATTCTTAGATAGTCACCAGTGGCATCAATCCTCTTTAATGGATACTTATATACTACCGTATTTGATGGTGCATTCCTTGTAGGACTTGCAGGTTGTTCTGGGTTTTGTCCACCCCCAGTCTCTTGTGCATTAGCAATCTTCTTCGCCCTTTCAGCAGCCTTGGACGCTCTCCATTCTTTAAATCTTGCTTGTTGTCTTTCCCTGGGATGCATTCCAAGGTAGGGATCTCTTGCGGGCATTTATATCGAGATTTTTAAATATTTAGCCGCCTACTTTGAAATCTCTTATTGGTAGCATCATAACGTCCCTAAGTTCTGATGGATAGATTTCATAAATGCCATCAGATATAACTTCACTTGCCAGATAATTTCTTATTGACTGACCTTTTCCCAACCAATGAAAGTTCTGACCTACCCAACCATTGTCTGATATATTTCGTATCTGTACTACAGGATTTCTATCATAGCGAATGCCAGGTGTGATTGCAACATACTTATAAACATATAATTTTCCTGGTATTGGTGCTTCAGACTTTTCTAAAACCTGAAGCAGTTGATCCATAACAATATCCGGGTCTCTAACACCGATTACATTGTTTACTACTTTACGGATTCTATTGCGATTTTCATCTGTATCTGTGGGTCTCTGAGCTGCATCTGCTACTGCTTTTGCTGCTCTCTGTTCAGCAAGTTTTCTTCGTTGTGACTGTAAGAGTGTTTCCCTCTTTTTTTGTGCCATTACTTGATACCAAGTTCTTTTTCGGTCATGACTTTGAACTCCCACATCCTGTCAGCACAATAATCTTGCGCTGCTTTCCACTTCGCTTGATTCTTGGCATATTCAAATGCCTCGTTCAAGTATTTCTTTGTTTGTCTTTTTGGTTTTGGTGGAGGAGCGCACTGCCTCATTGGTTTGATTTCGATTAAAGATGATCTGGTCTTGCCACTCACATCTTTATACTTGATGAAGAAGTCTGGAAAGTAACGATGAACTCGGTTGTCAATAGGGGAACGATATGGAATACAAAACTCTTCTGACTGCCATTCTAAAACGTTTGGATTATTATCACAGTAGACCATAAACTTGCGTTCCCAGAGAGAACGATATACAATATTGGTCGGATCACCCTTATATTTCTTTGGATATGATGGTTTGTATTTTCCCTTATATGACATCTAAATAACTAAACAATCAATATAAGATATTTAGAGTGCCTAGACCGCTTCCCAAAAAAATATCACAGATAAAACCTCTAGTTTCTAATGTTTCTTTAACTTCCCATTACATGGTGGAGTTTGGATTACATCAGAAATCTTTGAGAGATTATCTGAAAGATAGAGGTGTTGATGCAAGGTTTGTAACAGAGGGTGTTGGTTTACTGTGCAGTAGAGCACAACTTCCTGGTAGTGGACTCGCAACAGCAGATGTTGTAGGAAACTATCAAGGTGTTGCTGAAAAAATGGCACACAGTAGATTGTTCACTAGAATGACAATGGAATTCTACGTGGATACGGGATATAAGAGTTTAAAGTTTATAGAACACTGGATGGAATTCATTGCCAGTGGTTCAACTGTGGGTACTGATAGAGTTGCATATACTAATGAAAACTATTATTATAGAATGCAATACCCAGAAGCATACAAGTCTGATGAGACTAGGATTACAAAATTTGAGAAAGACTACAAAAGATATATTGAGTATAGATTCTGGGGTTTATTTCCAATATCTCTTGATTCAACAACTGTTTCTTATGAAGGGACAAACATTCTAAAAGCAACTGCATCATTCCATTTTGATAGATACATTTCTGGACAATCACGTTCCTTCAATGTCTTCAATGGAACAGATGGAAATAAAGATGGACCTGACTCTGGAAACGGTAGAGGAAATAAAGATAATTCCTCAGCGTATGCAACTAATGTCTATGGTAATCTACCAATAAAACTTGGACAAGACCAAATTTTAAATGATGACCTTGGGATTAAACTTAAAGGCAAAGTAGACAACCTTGATTGGTTGAGAGGTGGTTCAACAATTTCAGACAGTGAAGTTTCTAGATCACTGATTGGTCAAAGAAGAATCTGATAACCTCTCTAAATAATTTTACTGACGTGCATGAATCGTAATGCCTTTACCTAAGATTGCTACACCGACGTATGAGTTGGTGATTCCTTCTACTAAGAAAAAAATTAAATATAGACCATTTTTGGTTAAGGAGGAAAAAGTTTTAATTATTGCGATGGAGAGTGAAGATCCATCGCAGATTGCTGTTGCAGTCAAAGACGTAATCAAAGCGTGTATTCTCTCAAGAGGTGTGAAAGTAGAAGAACTTTCTACTTTTGATATTGAATATTTGTTCCTCAACATTCGAGGCAAGTCTGTTGGTGAAGAAGTTGAAGTTTTGGTTACCTGCCCTGATGACGGTGAAACTAAGGTTCCTGTCATCATTGCATTAGATGATATTGAAGTACAATTTGATAAATCTCACTCAAGAGATATTCGTCTTGATGATACTTTGGTGATGCGTATGAAGTATCCATCAATGGAAGAATTTGTTAAGAACAACTTCAGTGTTTCTGATGTAAATCTTGATGAAACTTTCAATGTGATTATGTCATCCATTGAGCAGATTTATAATGAAGAGGAGTCTTGGACAACCAAAGATTGTACTAAGAAAGAACTTCGTGAATTTGTAGAAGGTCTGAGTTCCAAACAGTTCAAAGACATTGAAAACTTCTTTACAACGATGCCCAAACTCTCTCATAACATCACTGTTACGAACCCCAATACTGGTGTAGATAATGAAGTCGTTCTTGAGGGATTAGCAAGTTTTTTCGGGTGAGTATGGCTCATACTGACCTTGAGTCATACTTCCGAATCAATTTTGCTTTGATGCAGCATCATAAATATAGCTTAACGGAGTTAGAAAATATGATACCTTGGGAGAAAGAAGTCTATCTATCTTTCCTCAAGCAATATATTGAAGAGGAAAACTTAAAGGCACAACAGAATGGCTGAAGAAAGGTCACAAGTAACAACAGGATCTCCAGTAACGGGAGGACAGACCGCTCCAGCTCAATCTGAAATAACTACTGCCCTTTTAACTAGAAACTCTCTTCAGTTAACGAACCTCTCAAGATCTGTTGCAAATCTGAGTGGGCAGATGAATGTCCTCTCAGGATCGTTACAATCGATTAGTAGAAATTTAGCAACATCACAATCTTTAGAGAGACAAAAAGAAGCACAAGAACAAGCATTAGAAGCTAGGTTAGCACAACAGCAACTTAGAGAAGGAAAAGAATCTGTAATTGAAAAGAAAATTGAGTCTGCTGCTATCGTTCCAGCACAAAAGTTAGCAGAAAAGGCACAGTTTACTCTGGGAAGATTGGGCAATTTCTTCCTAACATTGATTGGTGGATGGTTAGTTGATAAGGGACTGGATACTCTTAACGCATTATCAACAGGTAATAGAGATAGATTAGAAGAAATAAAAAATCAGACTTTACTTGGTTTTGGTGCAATTACTGCATTATTCATTGGAGCAAAACTTGTAATCGGTAAAATGATTGCAAGTTTTGGATTACTTGGGATTGGTCTTGCTGGTTTCGCTGTAGCAGGTCTTTTTACAAGACCAGGACAAGAGTTATTGAACTTCTTGGCACAGGCGGGTTCAGATGCACTAAAAGGTATTCAA